TGCTGGGGCTTGGACAACCTACACTCCAACTGTCAGCTCCAGCACCGGAAGTATTACAACTGCTTCGGCTACTGGAAAATGGAAAAGAGCTGGCAAATTAATTGCCGTTCAACAGACTATCACAATTACAACAAATGGCACAGGTGCAGGAAACTTGAGAGCAACTTTACCTTTTGATGCTGAATCAACTGATTTTATTGGCTCCGGCAGAGAAAATGCAGTAACAGGAAATATGCTACAACTTCAAACTTCAGGTAATTTAGTAATTTATCGAACCACGGCCAACGCATATCCTGGTGGAGATGGTAGAACAATTCTCGGAACAATCGTCTATGAGGTGGATTAATGTCTAAATTTGTTAGCAATTTTGAAAACGATGATGAAGTTTCGGATGCGCTTTATTTAACTAGGTTGCGTTATTGGCGAGATGGCGAATTAGTAGCAAGTGATTGGACACAATTACCAGATGCACCTGTGGATAAAGAGGCTTGGGCTGAATATCGTCAAGCATTACGCGATTTGCCTAGTAGTAATTCTAATCCTCGATTAATTGAGTTACCTGTCAAACCTGAGTAATGGCCAAACTGTGCAAAGCAGGGCAACAGCTTCGCGAACAAATAGACGATGCGTTTCCCGATAGAGATAGAGCTTCGGATGGGTGGATCGGTGATGCGAAGCATGCAGCTCGTAAGTCCGATCACAATCCTTCTGCTGAAGGCATTGTACGTGCCCTCGACATTGACGCTAATCTCTCATCCGACAAATCCGCAGCTTTCGATCTTGCGGATCAGTTACGATTACTTGCCAGATCTGATAAGCGAATATCTTACATAATCTTTAATGGTAAAATCGCTAGCTGGAAACGCAACTATAAGTTTAGGCCGTATACCGGTATAAACCCGCACACCACGCATATCCATGTTAGCTTTACAAAATTGGGCGATAACGACCGCAGTATGTTCCGCATACCGATACTGACTGGAGAACCCATAAATGGAAAACCTAAAAAGAGCCGCCGCATCCTGGGCAAGAAGCTTTCTAGCAGCGTGCCTAGCGACCTACCTAGCGGTGGGTTGGGATCACAAAGCAATTCTAGCGAGCGGCATTGCTGCCGTTGCACCTGTAATAATCCGCTGGTTAAATCCTAACGATCCAGCTTTCGGGCGGCGATGAACCCAACAGATTGGGCAGCCTTTGTATTGGCGTGTCTTTCCATTACAGCCATTTTAATCGGTGGCGTGCGGTACATTATTCGCCATGAAGTGCCAGCGATGCTACAAGCATCAGACATTGTTCAACGCATTGAAAAGCTTGAGTCTATGTTCCTGGAGTATATAACCAATGAGCGCAAGAAAACTATCAAAAAGAGAACTCGCTAACCTACGCCGCGCTAAAGCGGCTAAGGCTAAACGAGATAAGCGCGAGCCTTTAACTCCACTTGACGTATGGGCTATCGAGGTGCATGAAGCATACCTAGCCCTTTTACGTCATGGCTTCACACATGAGCAAGGGATGGATTACGTGACTAGCACGTTCCATCGACCAGCCTTGCCCGATTGGTCAATTACTAATCCTGATCAATCGCCCTTCGAGGATGAGGATGACGAAGATTAAGCGACTAGTCGTTATATCTGACTTACAAGTTCCCTTTCATGACACAAAAGCCGTTAGAAACATTTCCCAATTCATTCGCAAATACAAGCCTGATGACGTTCTATGCGTGGGCGATGAAATCGACTTCCAAACAATTAGCCGCTGGTCATCCGGTCGGGATGAGTGGTCTGGAACCATTGGTCGAGATCGTGACACAGCTCAGCAGGTTTTATTCGAACTTGGCGTTACCCACATTGTCAGATCAAACCACACAGACAGACTCTACAACTCACTAAGCAAAAGACTGCCTGGCTTGATTGGATTGCCAGAGCTAGAGTACGAAAACTTTATGGCCTTTGATGCCTTAGGCATTACTTTCCACCGCAAGCCCTACCAATTCCACGAGAACTGGGTTATGGTGCATGGTGACGAGCAAGCCACGAAGCCACATGGGGGTTTAACAGCCCTAGAAGCCGCTAAGAGGCATGGTAAGTCGGTCGTTTGTGGCCACACCCATAGACAAGGCCTGAGTGCCTATTCTACGGCCTCTGGTGGCGTTTTAACGGGCGTTCTCACCGGGTTTGAGGTAGGACACCTAATGGACATTTCAAAGGCTTATTACACCCGTGGAACGATGAATTGGCAAAAGGGTTTTGGCATTATCTATATTGACAAAAAGCGTGTGCAGCCAGTAGCCATACCCGTAGAGCGCGATGGATCATTTATTGTAGAAGGCAAGCGATACGGCTAAAATAGGCGTAAGCCGGGGAACGTGTCCCTGAAAGCCTAGCTAGATCAAACCGCCCCGGCCTCGTTATCAAAACGTTATACGACACGCCCATATCTAATTAACAGCCTGTCTGTCACATGCCGTACCTTTTGGAATAACGAAAGGGGCAATATGAAACACAACCTAACAGCTGAGCAGATTGTTTATGTCTGCTTTGGCCTACTCATGTTAGTTGCAGGGCTTTACAGCTATATTCAGAAGGTTAAAGAAAACTACTATCGAAAGGGCTACGCGCATGGATGGAACAGGGCAAAAGGCGTTTTCAGCAAAGGTAATACTAGATGAAGCCGCTGACACAATCGGTGACAGAGGGCTTGAATACGGACACCCGGCAATCAACATCAAGCGAATCTCTGAGCTATGGTCTAGCTATTTTGGGCGGGAAATTGACCCGCTGGATGTGTGCATCTGCATGGCGCTGGTCAAAATCTCAAGGCTCGTTGAAACTCCAAAGCGGGATAGTTTTGTTGATCTCGTCAGCTACGCCGCACTTGCCGGTGAAATGGCGATTGGAACGGACTGGGCTGATTATGGCAAAGATTACGCCGAGTAAGAGAGGCCAATGGTGCTGCTACTGCAAGGCCAGATATGGGGTTAATAATGTTAAAGGGCAAGCGCAGGCGGTTTGGTCGATTACGTCATTTGTCCACGGCAAAGTCATTGACAGGCATTACTGCTTTACTTGCGCTAAAGAAGTCCAATTATGGGCAGATGGCTCAGTATGGACTTTCAAAGAGCAGCTGGACTTCAGAGAAGGGAAACAACAGCTAGATGTTCAATTTGAGTGATTATGAGGATGTAGACACACGCATCCACAAGTTTTATGAAACCTATCCCGATGGTGCTATTGAAACGGAGTTAATAAGTAATGACGAGGAAAAGGGCGTGGTGGTATTTAGAGCGACATGCTTTCGGACTTATGTGGATGTTAAGCCTTCCGCTATTGGTTACGCACGTGGTAGTCGCAAGGATCGCGGTGTTGATCGCGATTTTTGGTTTGAAAACTGCGAAACATCTGCAATTGGGCGATGCTTGGCAAATCTCGGACTATCTGCTAAAGGAAAGCGAGCAAGCAGCCTGGAAATGGCTAAGGTTGCAGACGCTCAGACAGAGTCTAAACAACCCATACGCGTACGCACTAAAGAGCAAAAAGAGTTCTTAGAGCAGACAAACAAAGCCGATGAAATCATTTGGGATACAACCATTGAGCCACCCGCTGACGTTATGCCCGCCTTTGATGATGCGGTAGACCTGTTAAAGACTGAGCTAGGCGCACAGCCTGTGCCAATGTGTAAGCATGGTCAGCGTATCTGCCGTGAGGGTACAGGGGCTAAAGGCCCTTACAAAGGCTGGATGTGTAACTTGCCCTATAAGCGCAAAGCTGAACATTGTAAAGCCATCTGGATGGTATTAGATCCGAGTGGTCGTTGGTCATTTAGACCAGAGGATGAAGGCGAGATAGCAGGATGATTAGTTATTTGATTAAACGAGATCACAAATGCTTTCAGGAGATTGGCGGTCTAGGCATATTGTGTGAACATATCTCAATGGAAACAGTCGAAGCAATCATTGAGTGGCACGAAAAGAAAAAAGATGAGCAACCAAAGCCGTAAACACAGAGGCTATGCCACACAGCGCATAGTCGCAGAATACCTTCAGCGTGAAGGTTGGGAACATGCTTTGCCGGTTGGTGCTGGTCGCGAGGGTTCCGACATCACCGGCATAAAAGGGCTGGACATTGAGATTAAGGCGCGTACGGGACTAGACCTAGCTGGTCTAATGCGTCAGCTCAATGAACGTAAAGCCACAGGGCTAGGCGTAGGTGTTCTACGTCTTAATGGGCAGGGTGAAAAATCCGTTGAACAGTTCGTCGCTGTTCTCACCCTGTCTGACCTTGTTTACCTACTTAAAGCTAGTGGCTACTGAGCCGTATTTACTTCATAGATGCTACGGCTGTGGCTTATGGATCTATGGGATGAGAGAGAGGTGTGAAGCATGCCAATCTACACGTTCAAGTGCGAAGGATGCGGAATCACAATAGAGCAATCCTTTGACATATACAGCGAACACACAATCTGGTGTCAGCCATGCCAACAGCCTATGGCTAAGCAATTTAGCGCACCAGCCATACACTTTAAGGGTACTGGTTGGGGTAAGGACAAAAAGTGAAACCTCATAAATTGTCGACATTTCAAATGCGACACGCCGCTCTGACCTGGGCTTTTGTTAAAACACTTGACAGCCATGCTATGCTCAGAACGCTTGCGCGCCTGAGAGGCAGCGCACTACGCGGTCGAGCATTAGGCCGCTCTATTGTCATTTTAGCGGTGCTAATGACAGTTAGCTTCGCTGCAACGGAAAAAGCATATTCCCAAAAGCCGCCTTCCATTATGAATATAAAACTACACGCTTATAACAAGCTTAATTGGGAACAGTTTGAGTGTTATAACTGGCTTATACACCATGAGAGTAGATGGAATTACAAAGCTAAGAACGGATCGCATTATGGCTTAGGCCAGATGCGCTCTAAATGGTATGGAACACTCAACCCATTTAAGCAGATAGATGCTCATTTAGATTACATAAAACACCGATATAACGGCGATACGTGTAAAGCGTTAAGCCATTGGCAAAGAAAGGGCTGGCACTAATGGACATAGTATGCAATAAGTGTCTATGCTTAGTTGATGAGTCTGAGATAAGTTGGACTAAGCAGCTAACCAATGACAATGTATGTGTATATTGTACGCATGAGTACGATGGCAGAGAAACCTTATAGAGCTACGGCAGGGTGGAAGAAGATTCGTGTCAAGGTTTTACAACGCGATGCTTACACTTGCGCTTACTGTGGTGATGTGGCTAATGAGGTTGATCATGTATACCCCAAGTCAAAGGGCGGTGAGGATACGTTGGATAATCTTGTGGCTGCCTGTCGCAGATGCAATATACTTAAAAAGGATAAAACGGACACCGTTTTTTTAGCCTCAGCGTCTAC